TGTTCATTCTTACTCCTTGCTTATCGGTATCCCAACAATAAGACCTCAACTCTTTAATTAGGTTTGTGCTTTGCTTGGTAACTAAATAATCTTGTCTTTGCATTACGTCTATTCCGAAGTTAATTGAGTCTTTTCCTTTGGTTACTCCTTTAATCGTCTTTCCGTAGCGTTTAATCTCCTCGATGGATTTAGGCTCTGCACTATCGGCATAAATAACTACTCCTGAAGGAAGTATCTTTGCTATGTCAGAATTAAGCATCCCTGTTCGGTAGATTATTTCGTTTACTATTCTCTTATCATTCCAATTATAAATTCCTATTGCTGCCGTTGGGTCATTCGTGTAACCGAAGTCTAATCCTACGCCTATCAACTTTGCATCTTCAGGCAGAAAGTCAATCTCTTTCCAATTATTGAAAACCACTCCCTCAAGGCTTCCTATCTCTCCGAGTCCATATACTCGCCACCAATTAGCCCAATAAGAACTTGTTTGTGCTTTATCTCGGTTCTTCTCTATTTGAGTTACTATTGATTCATCAAGTGCCTCGTTATCTTTGTAGGTTAAGATTATAAAGTCAGTATCAGGTTCATCTTTTAGTTCCTTATGTACCCAAAACTCGTTAGCAGGATTGTAGTCCAAATAGACCTCTCGTTTGGTTCGTATTGATAATTCATTGTAAGCCTCAAACGTTACGTTGTTGCACTCGTTGATGTAAAGAATATCACGCCTTGCACCTCGCAACTTACTTGAGTCATCTGCCGAGAAGAACTCTATAAAACTTCCGTTCCTAAATTGGTAGGTAAGTAATGATTTATTGAACTGCTCATCTGCATATCTATTAGTCCACTTTAATATTTTAACGAAGTCTTTTAATGCACCCCTGCGTAAATGCGGTATGCTTTCCGATACAATACTGATTTCAAGGTTTGGTGTTCGTGCTGCTTTATCTATTAAGATAGGTAATATGCCAAAGGTCTTTCCTGCTGATGTTCCTCCTTGAATTATCTTAATCCGTTTTTTTAACGATAAGATTTTATTTATGCTCGTTGTCCTCTTGAACATCAGGGAATAATGGTTGTTCTAATATTGTTTGTTCTACTTGTTGAAGCGGTGCGCCATAGCCTGAATCCATTAATGCTTTGTATGCAGATACATCGCCCTCACGTGCTTTTTTAATTAAAGCTAATGTCATTAAATCCTCTTGGCTCATCGTTTCATTTTCACCTGTTAATGGGTTCTTTAATGATTGATTTACCTCTAACCACTTACGAGCTATTGTGCTTCGGTTTAACGAACCTTTAGGTCTTCCGTTAGGGTTTCCGCTTTCGCCTTTTTTCCATCTTGGTTCTATTTGTCCTTTCCCTGCCATTACGTTGTTTATTCGTTGTTAGTTAATTAAATTTAAAAACTCATTTCTTGCGTTTAAGTTGTCTTTAAATACTCCAATCATTTTACTTGTTGATGTCCAAGTATCGTGTTTTTTTACTCCCCTCATACACATACAAAGGTGTTGTGCCTTTAACGTAACTGCAACTCCAAGAGGGTTTAATTCATCCTGCAATCTTTCTGCAATTTGAGTAGTAATTCGTTCTTGATTTTGGAATCGATTAGCATACAAATCAACAGTCCTTGCTAATTTACTTAATCCAACTATCTTTCCATTTGGAATATAGGCAACATTAGCTACTCCAAAAAAAGGAGCCACGTGATGTTCACATAAAGAATAGAAAGGGATATTTGTTTGTATAATCATTTCATCAGTTCCCTCTGCATCAAATGTAGTAAAGTTAAATTCTTTTGGCTTTAAAAATTCCCTCATAAATTTGATATAACGCTTTGGCGTATCTTTTAACCCCTCTCTATTAGTATCTTCTCCTAAATGCTCTAAAATTGTTTTAAAATGCCATTCAGGACTATTTATAGTATATTCCATATCTTATGATTTTGTAATGATAGTTTCCATTTTCCGTTTTCTATACATAATTGAATACAATGTTGTAAGTTTTCAGAGTTGATTGTAAATCCGTCTGAATGTGGGCTAATCCAATAATGTTTAGCGGTTATACTTGGCTCAGGTATTGTTTGACCTTTATGTCTAACATATCTTAATTCATTTACACCATTAGGAAAGTTCTTTTTAATTACGTGTTCGGCTACTTTTGGAGATACACATATAAAATCAATTCCATCAGGTACTTTATTTAATCCGCTTGTTTCGATAGCTTGATAATATCCTTTTTCTTTAAAAAATTGTACTATTTCATCAGTTAGTTGGTCCGTAGGTTCTCCACCGGTCCAAGTAATCTCTTTACATTGTGGTACGTTTAAATGTAGCCAATTTAAAATATCATCTATTGACATATCTTTTCCGCTTTCAAATTCAGTATCGCATTTGATTCCTGCTGCATAACAAGCATTTTTTGCCTTACAACCTGATGTACGAATAAATACAGTAGGCGTTCCTACTCTTGCTCCCTCTCCCTGTAAGGAGTAAAAAATTTCACTAATTCTTAATTTCATAAATAACATTTGATGATTTAGTTTCTGCTAATTCTATTCTAACTATTGGTAACTGTGTTTCGTTTTTTATTCTAGTAAATAACCACATACTTAAATTTTCTGCCGAAGTTTCAAAAGGTAGTTTTTTTATTGGTTCATTAGCTAATTCTAATATAGATACCAAAGGGTCATTCTCATATATTAAAAACCAATGACAATGCTCTTTGATAATTGGCTCTACTAATTTATCAATATCACTAAAAAGATAAGTTACTCCACTTTCGTTTATTTCATTAAATACAAAATAACATTTAATCTCGTATGTATGTCCGTGTATTCTTCCGCATTTTTCTCCTGCTGCTTTATTTCTATGAGCTGCGTAGAAGTGGTATTTCTTTTCTATTTTAATCATTGAACCAAATTTTAAATATTTCTTGATTTGTTTTTATTTTAGGTGTTGTAGGTTTTAATTTACCCTCCATTGCATTAACTACCATTTGACAACTTTCCTCAAAAGTATTATAAAGATATTCTTTTGAATATAATTCAGGGTACACTAATCTATTTGGCAATACAGGAATACATCCTAATTTAGTTGCTTCTTGTATGCCATAACCGAAGTTTTCTTGTAATGCAAAACTAACAACAACTTTACTTTTGTTTAGTAAATTATAATATTCTTTTTTTGATAAATTTTCTTGTTGAGTATTAATAAACTTATATGGCAATTTACTTTTCATTAATTCAAACAAGTAAGGTTGCTTTTCATCTACATTTCTACCATTGAATATTACAATGTTTTCTTTTTGAACTTTTGGTAAATTTAATCCTATTTCATCTATTGGTAAACCACTAACAATAATCTTTTCAGGGTTTACTATTCGTTTTTTTATAACATCTTGTTTTATAAAATTACTTGCTACAAATATTTTATCTGCAATGTCAAAAATAATTTCTTCCATACCTTTATAATTTCGTTCCATTTCACGAACAAAATCAGTATCAGTAAAACTTCCTGCGTGAAGTACACCTTGTACTTTTATATTATAACCACTAAAGTAGTTCAAATATGGAACTGCTAACAAAGCAAAATTCCAAATATCAGTAGTGAATAAAGTACAATTTTTTGGTATCTTATTGTCTATCAATAACTTAATTAAATTATTGAATTGATTAAATTGCCTGTAAATAGTATTATCACTATCTAAAAAACTTCCATTACTTATATGATTCTTATTATTAGCTGTTATTGGTTTTAAATACTCGAAATTTATTTTATTATCAGTTAAATATTGTAAGATATCTCTATCTAAATGAGTAGTATATCTTTGCTCAATATGTTCTAATGGTGCGTAAACTAACATATGATAGCTCCATTTTCGTTATCTTCTAACACTTCAACTAAATTTAAATCAAAGTTATTTTGTAATTCATTAGCAATGCTTTCGCAACTCATACCTTGAAAATTCAACAAATTTAAATTTACATCAAAATATTTATCAGTTAAATACTTTTCAATTGAATGTTTGAATTGTATGATTTCTATATCTCTATCATTATGGTTTACTTCTTTTTCTAAACGTATGTAAAAAAGATGTCTATGTAAATTTTTTAAATAACTTACTTCATCTATATTACAATCTTTCCAATAATGTACACCCTCTTTTATAATTTTAATTACAATTCTCATAGTTTGGTGTTTTTGTATTTTTCATAAGTTAATGTACCTTTTTGTATTTCTTCATTTAAAAAGAAAATATTACTTGCTTGTGATTGATTACCTACTGCTAAAAATAAATTTAAACCATTTCTTTTACTGTATTTTTGATATTCTATATAAGCCATAGTATTTACAATAGAAGCAATACTTTTATTTCCTTTATGATTTTCTAAATTAGAAAACATTTTTGGAGTTATTTTTAATTGCTCTAATATCATTTGCAATTTAGTTGGTATTCTTTTTTTGCCCTTTAAATAATCTTTGTACATAGCTCCTTTCATACCTTCGTCAAAATAATTTAAAACACCGTAAACTTGAGAAGATTGAATCCAACTACTACTATCTACCGAATGTAATGGTAACTGATACATTTTTGGGAATGTTACATATCCAAGTGCGTGTATTTTAGATTGAGTTTTCATATAAACATCTTGTACTCTTTTTGTCATCCAATCTCCTTTTGTTGTTACACCTCCTGCAACGCAAATATGTGGATTGTTTTCTGATGCTAATTTTAAATAACTAAAATCATTATCAGCCATAGTAAAAACAAACATAGGATTGTAACCTCTGCTTAACATTTGCTCGTAATTTTCTTTGCTTTTATCATCATTACCAATAACATCAAGCATAACATATTTTTCAACATTATGAGCATTTTCATCTAAATACTTGCAATAACTATCGAGATTTAACCATTGCCTGTTTTGTTTCGCATTAAACAAAGTAAAGGCTCCGCTATCAATCATGACATTAGCAGTACCATTAATGCTTTCAGATATAATAAGGTCATTGAATGTTTTATTTCTACCTGTATATGCATAACTAACAAGTATGTTTAAATAAGTATCATTTGACTTCACAACCAAGATAGTTTTGAGTAAACCAATCCTTTAAATCTTCAGTAAGTTTAACTCGAACATCTAAATATTCATCAGGAATTGTAATTACTATGGTATTTTTAGAAAGATTGGGAGTTTGTACTTCTTCTTCAATGTAATCTAAATCATCCCAATCGTGTTTAATTATATCTAAACCCCATTCATTTAGCAGTTCAGTATTCCATTCGTTAGCTAACATATCCCAATCCCATTCTCCAAATCCTACGTTATCCTTGACTATAAATTCGTCTTTTTGTAAGTCGGTTAGGTTCTCTGCTTT